GCATAGTATTTTACTTTGTACTTGGTTTGTTATTTCATGTTATCTTTTTCTTTTCCACAAAGATACAAAACTTTTTGAATGGTGCAAAAAAGAAATAAAAAAAAGGCCACCCCAACCCGTGAGGCGGCCTTGACAAAAGTTAAAGTACGTTTTTCTATCGTTTGTATTCCCCTTGCTCGACCTTGCGGTTGTACTGCGCGATGCTCTCCAATATCTGCTCGTCGCAGGCGGCTTTCAGTATCTCATAGATGTCTATAAACTGACGCTGCGCCATCGGTTCGCCGTGGAAATACTGCATCATGCGCTCGTGGTAGGCATCGAAGCGTTTGATTGCCGCCTCGCACTCGCCTTTGGTGTCGAACTCATAGACGGCGTACTGCTGGAGGATGTCTTTGGCTTCTTCGAGGTAGGCGTTGGCTATCGACATGGTGAGGTACATCATGGTGACGAGTGCCGAGCAACGCTTCTCGTCGTCGCTTCCGGGGAATGACGACCGCAGCTTCTTACGGTCGTACTTGGATTGGTGCTTGTAGGTCTGTATCATAAGTTCATGCGTTTTGCGTAGAGGGCGATGAGGAGCGCGTCGCATTTGCCGTCGTGGGGGTTGCGTGCGCGGTCGCTCTTGCGCAGGTCGGTGGTGGGGAATAGGCGTGTGGCGGAGTTGATGGAGGTGGGCTTGGGTGCCACCTGCCGCTTGTCCTCGCCGTGCTTGTCCTTGCGGACGGTGTAGACCATATCCTTGGCAATCCACATCTCCTTCTGCCACTTGCGCGGCGTGACGAGCGTGTAGGGGATTTGCAGTGCTACAAGTATGCCTTGCAGGAAGCCCACGTTGCGCCCAAAAGCAAAGGTAGAAGAAACACCTTGTCCGGGCATGGAGTGTACGTCCTCCATAGCACAGGTGCATTCAAGGTTTGCCCTTTTGAGGAAATTAACCACCTCCTGCTCGGTGCTGTCCTCTATGGCGAGGCTGTTGAGATATTCCCCGTTCTCATTCAGCACGACAATATAGCCGTGCGAGCCTGGGTCTATTCCGATGTAGTGTTTCATGACTTAAAAGATGTCTTCGTTGTCGTCGGGCATTTTATTCTTGTTCTCCTTCTTGGTGCCGCCGTTGCCGCCGAGGAACTCCATCTCGTTGACGTTGAAGTAATGCACCAAGCCGTTGTCGCCCTGACGCACGGCGGAGCGTCCCACGAGGAGCACCTGCACGCCTTTCTTGAGGTGTTCGGTCAGTTTGCTGCCGCCGTCGCCATAGACGTTCTGCGTGCAGTTGAACCATGTTGTCTCTTTCTCGCCGTTGCTCTTGCGGTTATCGACCGCGAGGGAATAGGAGAGGTACTTGCTGCCGTTGTCGCGGCTTTTGACTTCGGCATCCTTGCCGAGCCGTCCTGTAACAATTCTGATGTCCATTGTGTTGATGTTTTATTGTTGATATATGATTTGCTTTTTGAGGCGGAGAGCCCAGCGGTGCTCTATCTGTGCGCCACGGCTCTGCCGCCAGTCGCGGAGCATGTAGACGTACTTGCAACGCGATAGGTGCCACAGGCATTTGAGCATGGCGAGCCAGTAGGGGCGGCCTTCGAGGTCGAAGTCCACGGGGTTCACTACTTCGAGCTGCTGGGGGAACACGTCGCTGATTCGGCAGGTGGTACACCAGTTGCGGTCGTAGAAGATACAACTTCGGCATTGGTTGTGATAGGTGTTGCCGCACCACTGGCGGGCTTCGTTGATCTGCGCTTCGGCTGCTTTGAATTTGGCTTTGTAGCCGTCGTCGCCCGTGATTTTTCCGGCGATGTAGATTTTGTTGTTGTGTCGCATGGATTTATGGGGTTAAGAATTTTCTTGTAATAGATGTTTTTGCCGTATTTGTTCTTGAAGCATACGCAGGGTTCGAGGTCTGCGGGCTTGATGCTGCACGGCTGGAAGCAGCAGGCGGGACACGGCATTCCGCCATTGCTCTCGACGACGAGGTAGGTGAAATTCTCGCGCTGTATGCTGTCGAGGATTTTTTCTCCTTGTCGGTTGATGCGTCCCGTGCGGCGGTTTACTTTTTCTTGGGTCATGGGTCAAAGAGGTTTTATGGTGAATCGTTCAAAGATGTAGAAGTGGGTGATGCGGTCGCCGTCTTTATGGTAGGGTCGGCCTCCTTGTGTACACCAGTACATTCCGTTAAAATAGGCCACGTCATAGGCGTTGTCGGCGGTGCGTACAAGCACCATACGTTTAACCCACGGCTTTTTCAGTGTGGCATCGTGCCACTCGTTTGTTGTGATTGTGTTATTCATAGGCTTGTTTGTTAAAATGGTTCTTCGTCTGTTGCTTCAAAATCGAGTGTCGAGGCTTCCGCTGCCGCCTCCTGCTCCTCGCGGTTTTGTTTGAATAAGTGGTTGCTGTTATCCCATTCCGGCTCTATACCCTCCGTATATGGCACATAGCGACCGTTGTTGACGTTGTACTTGAATTTTGCCTCTCCAGTCTCTCCAAGATGTCGGAACTTAACCTTTGCAACTATCACACGAGTGATATTTTCAAGTTTATCCCTGTGGACTATCAAACCGAAGTCCGCCTTGTTATAGAAGTTTGCCGAACCCGCTATATCATATAGCGTCGGTGGTGCTATTTCTCCAGTGTCCTTGTTTTTCTGCAACTTGGTCGGATGTGCCATAAGTACAACCAAGACATCGTTTATCTGCGCAAAGTTTGTCAGTTTGTCAAGCAGTTGGCTTATATACTGTGTTTCGCTCCTCGTCCCCATTTCGTTTTCAAGGCGGTTGTAAGGGTCAATCACAAGTGCCTTGATACCTCGGCGACGGACAAGGAAACGAGCTTTTTCCAATATATTGTCAAGTCTAAAATTGTCTGTCGGGCAGATAAAAGTAAAGTCGCGTTCAAGTCTGTCTTTTGCCACTTGATACTCATTATACGGCATTGTGTCTCGGCCAAAGCGTTTACCGACAAATTTTTCTATAATCTTTCCGGCGTGATATGACAATGGGGCGTTTTCAGGAGAGAAATAAGCCCAACGCCATCCGTATCTAATATTGAGCCTTTCTGCTATCTCATCTATAAATTCCGACTTTCCGCTTCCAGGTATGCCAGTCACAATTAGCATCCTCTTAGTCTCGAAAGAGACGAGTCTGTCAAAATTTTCGTGTCCTATAGTCACACCTCGCTGCCAGCCGTTATAATATATAGCGTCTAACGATTTCTCGAAGTCTGCTACCGTAAAAACGCCCTCAATACGTATCTCCTTTGCGTTGACGATGCACTCCTTCAAACTCTCTGCACCGTACTTCTGTAGGTGTTCGTTGGCATCCTTGCAGCCGTCGCCGTATTCCACGACCTTGCAACGCTCTATGCCGAAACGCCGTAGAAGTTCGTCTCGCAAAACAACACCTTTCGTGTCGCTGTCGCTGGCAATGTATATCGTCTCTTTATCGTCGAAGTAGTCCTCTATGTAATAATCCAGCCATTCAAGGTTGCTGTTGGCTCCGTTTGGAACGCTTACGACGTTGTGGAAGCCGACCTCATAAAATGAGAGAGCATCCATCTCTCCCTCGGTGATGATGCAGGTCTTTTCGCCTTTTATGCCGTCGATGTTATATGGTAGTAGTTCGGCACCCGTGACCATCTTGAAGCACTTGTCGCCGGTTCGGTACTTCGTGTTCACCAACTCGCCGTTCTTGAAGTAGTGGAACTGCACCGTGTTGGTGTCTTTGAACTCGCCATTTTTGCGTGGCATCTTCTCCACACCCTCGCCGATGTGCATGGCCTTCATGGTGTCCTCACTGATACCGCGACCTTTCATGTAGGCTATCAGCTTGTCGGTGTATGGGCTTTGTGGCTTCGGCTGCGGTTTGCGATACTCTTTCTTCTGCCGTTTCAATGGGTGTGCATTGAACCACGCTTGCTTTCGTTCTTGTTTTTCCCATTCCTCTTCTTCGGCCACACATCCCGACCAGTCGCAATGGTGACAATGAAACTTGCCCGTGGCGAGGTCGCATGAAAGCGATCTGTCCTTTGGGTTGCCTCTGCTGTCTCTGCAATTAGGGCAAGTAGTCTTGTATTGCCCCGACCATCTGTTACCCGGTACTTCTATTCCGTATTTCGCCCAGTTGTTGTACATAGTTTTTTATTTTATTTTAAACGTAAGGAACCCATCTTTGGGAACCGCTGTCCCATATCAAGTCATCGTATCCTCTCGGTGGAGCATCCAAGGGGACGTTTGCCCGTCCTATCCCATAAGTTCGGCGACCGTCAGGGGTGATATATTCTCCTACTCCGAGTTTCACTCCAGGCGGTATTGGTACTTTTGGTGGTTTCGTATTGTCATACTTACCTTCTACAACCTTCACCCAATTTGTGTCATTCTCAAACACCCAATCAAAGTCAGCTTGCCAATGTCTGTCATTGTCTCCTTTACAGAAGTCCGATGCTTGTATTTTTTCGAAGATTGTCCGAAGTGTTGCCATAGGGTCGTCACCAAACTCACTGAGACGTGTCTTTATTTTCGCACGTCGTGCATCGGTAATCATCCTAACTTTCGGCAAAGAAGTACATATAGAGTGCCACATATCGGCAATTTCTTTGTACTCTCCTTTAGGAGAGTATTTCTTTATATTATTATTATCTTCTTTACTTGTATTTAATGTATTATCTTGTATTCTTGGTGGTGTAGTCTGTGGTGTAGTCTGTGGTGTAGTCTGTGGTGTAGTCTGTGGTGTAGTCTGTGGTGTAGTCTGTGGTGTAGTTATTTGATATTTTTTGTAGTTGGTAATTGATATTATGTTGATTACTGCGGTGTACTTTTTTATAGTTATTTTCTCATCATCTACCAAAAAATCAAGGTAGGCAATTACCTTCTTGTTACTCCATTGCCAACGCGATGCAAGTTCTTTTTGACTGACCGCGAGTTGTCCAATTTCAAGGTTGATTTTATTGCCCCTTATAAAAAGTGTTCTCGGTTTATAGCAAGCAAGAAAGATTAAATCCACCCACGCTTGCCACCTTGTAAACTTTTCTTCAAAATAAATGTCATCATCTGTGCATTTCCTATGCAGCAGAACATATCCTTTACTGTCATTCATATTGCCACTTAATTAAGTTCCACGTTGTTTCTGCCACAACCTCGGCAACATCACGCTCCATGCCCTCCGCGACAAGTTTCTCTACCTGCGCGGTAACATATTCCTGCTGTGTCATAAGGCTAATCTCCTATGTAATCCTGCACCATTGTCTTGGTGGCAGACGATAAGTTCATTAACATTTCCAACACTTCCGTCTCGCAACCGTCCGGTGTGACGTGCAACACCTTGATATTGCAGTTCTCGTCGTAGTAAACAACGAGTGCCAATGAGGTGTTGTTGATAATGTTTTGTGCGATGGATTTGCGCTCCGAGAGAATGGAGGCACGGAGATTTTCGATTGCGGTCTTTCCCGCCGTCATTGCTTGCTGTGTGTTCATTGTTTTGGTGTTTAGAACATTCAATAAAAAAGGCTTGGTTGGAGTTGTTCTGGGTTCCAAAACTAACCCTGTGGCTGTTACCAGTACCACACTCCCCAAGCCAATGGCTTAATCGTTTCGTATGGGTATAAAAAAGGCCGACTTTTGAGCCGACGGATTTTACACCGTTTTGGACTTTAGAACGCTGCAAAAGTACAAAATGTTTCAATACTGGCAAAATTATTTTTTCGGCATTATTCATACGTTGTACGTTTTCAGTGGTTTAACGCTTGAAAATTTTTTGCTTTTATCACTCTACTCCTATCCCGTGGCGGACGTGGTGGAGGATTATTTCGAGGTCTTCGGGGTCGGTGTTGTCGGTGTCGAAGAGTTCGCCGCCGTTCTTCTGCTGGTCGCGGAGGGCGGCTTTGTCGCTCTCATACCATACTATCGAGCCGCGCGTCTCGTCGACAAGGACGTACCGGCCATATTTCATTGTTGCCATAATTCAATCTCCTGTAAATGTTGCGTGGTCATAAAAGCGTTGACATTGATCGTCATAGTCGTAGAGGCGGTATTGCGCCACCCGTTTGCCGCTGGGTGTCATTACGCGGTCGGTCACGATGCGGAGGCCGAATTTCTGTTTGAGGTCGGTGATGCGGCTGGCGAGGCGGAAGCAGTTAAACATGTTCAAGGCTTCCATAGCGGTGATGGTGTTGCCCGCTTTCAGCCACTCGGCGATGCGTTTATTCTGCGATGCGCAGCTTTCTAAATTGTCGTTGTTGTTCATAGGTCTTTAGGTTTATAGGTTTCACATTTTCTTGCTTTGTCAGCGAATTGCTTTTTTGGTGTGTCGGGGTGCAAGCCCTCGTCACATTCGCCCATGAAGTATTCGCCCGTGGCGATGGAGCGGCTTATGCCGGAGGTGTCGCGCACGAAGTGTCGGCACTCGCCGCAGTACACCTTCGGCTGCTCAACCGTCTGCTTGCTCTCTTTTTTCTTCCTTGCCATATTGCTTAATCCTTTCCAATCTCCTACGCATACGCTCGATTTTGTTTGCGGTGCTTATTTGCAGTTGCCGAAGTTCG